AATTGTATAATGCAGTTTATACAATTATTTCTGTTACCATTTTGCTTTAGTTTTATTCATAAAAATGGATATAAGAATACTAAAACCGTTCAAAAATTTATGAACAAAGCAGACGACTATGGTAATTACTTAGATAAGGACAATTTGGAAAATTTGGATAAATTATTTAATATGAAAAATCGGCGTTATTCACCCTATAATAAAAATGTGTATAAAAGACAAATAAACAAAATTAATAAAAATATTACTGACGGAGAATCATTTGTTATCAGTAAAAAATCTGTGGAAGATATTAATGAAGAAATAATAAGTGCTTTTCGCGAACAGGTTGATCAAACATTAGCTGATATGAATGAAAATGCAGATAATGATGTATTTGACACAAATCAGAGTTCAAAAAAAAAAAATGGTGAAAATAATGGATTTTTTGATGAAATGGGTGTGTTTCGATACAAGGACAAGTCTATTTTTTCTCAAAACCCACAATATAGAAATAGTAATGGCAATGGTAATAGCGACGAGTCGGACGCAGGTAGCCAATTTCAAATAATTAAACAATCACCTTATTCTTTTAAAGATATTGGTGGGTACGAATCTGTAAAAAAGGAGCTTTTACAAACGAGTGATATTTTAATTAACTACGAAAAATATCGTAAATACAATGTACGAACACCCAAAGGTATTATTTTTGAAGGACCACCCGGTAACGGAAAAACGTTAATGGCAAAGTGTTTTTGTGGGGCAATTAATGTTTCCTTTATTGCGGTTTCAGGAAGTGAATTTTCCGAAAAGTATGTTGGTGTGGGTGCGAGCAGGGTACGTGAATTATTTAAATTGGCCAATGATCATCGTCCTTGCATTATTTTTATTGACGAAATTGATGCATTGGCGCGTAAGCGTGGAAATGATATGGTGAGTTCGAATTCGGAAAAAGATCAAACGTTGAATCAACTGTTAATTAATTTGGATGGATTCAAAGAATCGAATGGAATATTTGTGATTGGCGCGACAAATCGACTCGATCTATTAGATCCGGCGCTTGTACGTGCTGGACGTATGGACAAAAATATTTTTATTGGTAACCCGGATAGTACTACACGTAGGGAGATTATTAATATTCATTTGACCGGTAAACCGATTGAATCATCGGTAGATATGGAATATATTGTTGAAATGACGGGCGGTTTTTCAGGTGCACAAATTGAGAATTTATTAAATGAGAGTATGTTACGTGCTTTACGTGAAGACCGTGAAATCATTACATTTGAGGATTTGGAGTTCATTGCGAACCGCATTTTGGCAGGCTGGCAATCTACAGAAAGCAAATTCAGTGATGACATCATTGATCGTATTGTGATTCACGAAATGGGACACGCATTGGTCGGTTATTTTTCCAAAGAGCATCCCAAACTGATGAAAGTATGTTTGAATACGTGGTCACCGAAAACACCTGGATATACAGTGTTTGATACCAACGACGAAAATATAAATATTTATACTAAAAATGGATTATTTGCACATTTGATGGTGCTTTTAAGTGGTCGAATTGCAGAGGAAGTATTTTATGGTTATTCTGTTACAACTGGTGCGCGAAAAGATTTCGAGGAAGCATATAATTTGGCACAAAGTATGATTGTGAAATATGGTATGGGAAAGAAAAATATTTATCCTGATTCCAGTGATCAATCAAAATATTTGATTGATCAGGAGGTGAGTGAATTGATATTGGAAGCGCAAGAAAAGGCGCTCAAGATTATTGCTGGTGCGAAAGAATTGCTATTGGATTGTAAAGTGATTTTGAAAACAACAAATTTACTGAAACCAGAAGATATCGCGAAAATTATTAAAACAAAATATCCTGAATTTCAGGGGGTTTAATTTATTTATTAAGCTCTATTCTGTATTTTTATAATTCTTTAACGTTTTTTTATTTTGCCTTTTTATTTTGTTTTTGATCGTAAATTTTATATCCTGATTTTTTGTTTTTTGTGATTGTATTTTTTTTTGACGTAATTTTTTTTTTGTTATTCCTGTACCTTTTTTTTTTCCTCCTAATGCTACTGGTCGTTTAAATGATGAAGATAATTGTGTGATAGGGGAGTTTAATCGAGCTAATCGACGCTGTAAGTCTTCTAGTTGTACTGATGATGAAGTTATGTTTAATCGAGCTAATCGACCCTGTAATTTTTCTAGAGAATTTGGTGCCTCAGGCAAGTCGTAATTTATAGTTTCTTGTCCTGTACCAGTAAGACCAGGTAATATCATAGTATTTATTGGTTCTTGTTGAGCAGTTTTTACTGAATCAGCAGTTTTTACTGAATCAGCTATTTTTGCGTAATTGACCGCTGCAGTCGACGCTAGAGCATTTTTACTTAGTACTCTCATACTATGTTCATTTTGCGCTTCAATTAATAATCTATTAGTGTTTTGTAATGATATTAATGAATCAAGTAGTTGTTGATTTCCACCATCATCATTCCCTACATCTCGTCCCAATTGAATAGCAGCTTCTTGCCAGTTGACCCCGAATCGTTCCGACACAGTTTGATTTACGGCATCTACCCTGGATCTTGTGAATCTTACATATTCGCTTGCAGATTTTTTCTTTATATCATTACGTTGTGAACAAATACTATAAAATGTAACACCCATTCCAATAACCATCAACGCTACAAGTGTATATTCTCCAGTAAATGTGGACGGTCCTTCAAATTGTGGTGGTGGGTATATTATATTTGCAGTATTATAAAAAATTGACTGAAAAAACCACCTTCCTCCTTCAGCTAAACGTTCACTCTCACTAGCCTGCGGATTAAGCTGTAAATACGTTTGTATATTATTTTCCATAGTACCACTAACATAATTCAGTTGTGGTAAAATAGCATCTTCAAAATCAGGTGTTGATTTTCCAACAAGACTTGTTTTAGCACTCCTTCCAAATGTTAATATTAATTTAAATAGCCATGCAACAGCTATATAAGGTGATTCACCTGTCCAACCTGTCATTTGACTTAGTATTGATACAATTATAGCTATACACGTAAATTGTAATGCTGAATACAATGAGAATTTATAACTGTACAAAGGTACTGAAAATTTTTCTAAAAAATTTATTATAATTGATATATTTGAATATGCCCAAATAATTGCAACTATTGAAAATGCAATAGCATTTTCTTGTGTACCTAAACTTATATTTTGTGTTGTATTATAATAATTTTCTAAAGAGTAATTTATAAAAAAATGATTACCTATAATAGAATCACCAATTAACGGTATTGCGTTACTATATATTGTACTACCTAATAATGTTATGAAAGTATAAAAAAATAAATTTTTATCGTAATTAAATCGTACAATTTCACTAGAATTACTATATTCAAAATTAACATCGTCAAATATTCTATTAACTATTTCTGACAGAGCTATTTGGTCTCTTTGATTTCTAAATATAACACCGCTAATCAGAGTAGATATCCTAGCATCAGATCTTTCTTTTATACTGGCTAACGCTAAATCAGTCAAAGCGTCGGTGTCTCTTTTATTGATACTAATACCGTGTAGATTATCAGCTAAAATTTTTTTCGCTTCTTTATACTGGGAAGAGTCAGATGGGTTTGTGATAATATTACCAATCGCTGTAGAATTGTCTGAAGTATATATTCCTTGTTGTTGTATGTTAATAGTTTGTTGTAATGTTGAAACATTTTCTGCCATTGTTATATTTAATTGTTCAACACGGTTTTTAATACTTGCTATAATTAGGCTTTTTAAATTTGTAGCAGCATTATAGCCATTATTCCACAATTCATTTGACATAATATTTTTAACATAAAAACCTATTAATCCTTCGATTACTTCTGGAGATAATTTATTAACGTCTAATAATTGATCCTCATCAATTATTTTCTCGTTTCTGAGAAATGCTTCAAATTTTGGATAAAAATCTTCTTTTTTATTTTTTTCAACAAAAACAGTTTCTAACCAAAAAAACTTATTAAAAGGTGATTTCGGTTTAAATTGTTTGTCTCCACTATTTTTTTCATTCTCTCTATCTAATATGTTAAGCATTCTTGTTAATTGATCCTTACTGTATCTAGTTGGTTGTTGTGTGGTCAACTTTTTTACTAATTCAGATTGTTCATATGGTTTTTCTGCGGATGTGGATACTGCATTCTGTTCCTGCCAGGTGGTGGGATCTGGTCCTCCTCCGGCTGCGTTTTTTAAATAAGTTTCTGCAAGTCTAGCGTTCGTTTGTTCTGTATCAGATTTTGTCTTCTGATTCTTCTGATATTCATTAGTAGTACCACCATCAATTATAGTATTTGTGGCATTTAAAATATTTTGAAATTTTTCATATTTATCTAACATAGTTAATATTTTGGAAGCGTAGTTTGAGTACACATATAATTTTGTTAATATATGAAGTTGTGTTGAATTATTAATTGTGTTAGAACAAATATTAATTATTAATTCAAAATTATTTTTTATTGTTTTGGTATCTAAATTAAAAAAATCAGAAATAACTGGTTGCATTATGCCAAAATTATGTTCTTTATGCATTGTTTCCGAAGCTGTTAAAATCGGTAAAAAACTTCCCATAATACAATGTAAATCATTATCGTTTGATTCAATTGCAATTTCTGCCAATTGTAAAACGTTATTAAAAGTAATTTTTAATTCATTGAAAGTAATTCCATAATTATTCATAAAACGTAAAAATGGTTCAATATAAAAATATTCATTATCTGATATGGATACTTTTTTGGTTCCATCGGTTATAAATGTCTGCCCGTTTTGTTGTGTAAATGTATTTTTATTTATTGTAAAATTTCCTATACCATTAACAGATATCAATTTATTCAATATACTTATTAATTTTGGTATATGTCTTTTACGATCTTGCAATGAATCATAACTGAATCCACCTTTTTTCATTTTTTCCATAATAATAATATGACTATATGATATTATTATATTATTATATTATTATTACCTAAAAATCTAATGAAATCGTATTTTTGGCTGATCCACCTTTTTTCATTTTTCCATAATAATAATATGACTATATGATATTATTATTACCTAAATATCTAATGAAATCGTATTTTTGGCTGATCCACCACCACCTCGACGATTGGTTTTTCGTGGCATTTTTGCATTTTGCATATCTCGCAATGATGTAATACTTATGAGTGAATCGTCTTCCATCATTCGAGTATTTACACTTCCCATATCGTTGGATTGCTGTGCAATAGACATAGGCATTGGCATCGATGCTGGTTGTTCGTGAATATTCACGGTTTTCGTTTTTAAACCAGACAAGATATTGTCAATATCGGCACGGGGTCCTTGCATCTCAGGGCGAGGAGTCTGACTGGTTCGTGCCATATCATTTCTGTTAGTAACATAGGGTTCGGGACCTCCGCGACTAGCGTTCAAATCTGGTCGATTCCCAGGTGCTTGTGTAAATTGCATTCCTGGGCGTGCACTGGGAGGCATTGGTGGCTCCTCGCGGGTTTTTACTGGCGCGGGAGGTACTCCCATATTCGGATTCATAATATTTTCAGCAAATGAAAAACTAGGGCTGGTTTTTTTCATTGTTTCCACTGTAGCACTGGAAAACAATTTCATTAATTCGGGACTCTGACGGATAACGTCATTAAATCCAGGTGTCGCGGTAGAAAGCGCTTTATTCGTAAAATTCACCATTGCCGCCGAGAAACCGAGACGGAGTAACAAGGAAAGCTCAGGTGACAATTTACCGCCCTTGTATTTCTCGTGCAATTCAGCGAAAATTTCTTCGTAACTATCAATGTCTTCACTCACTTGCTCACCCCACCCATCCAAATTCAAATCAAAAGGATTAAAATAAGCATTACCATACTCCACTGAATTTACAAAAGTCATAAACCACCAACCTTGCAATTTAACACTGTCCTTTTTACGTTTATCTTCAAGTGCGGTTTCATATTCATCTTCAATTTCTTCATAATTTGAATCCATTGTGAAATGTGAAGAACTTTTGAACAAACCCTTGTCTTTCCATTCTTCTAATTTCTTGAGCATAGCGCGCTTCTTGCGTCGTTTTTCGCGGTCACTCATACGTGCTGAAGCTGATGTAACAGCGGGAATTTCATTTGTTTTACTAAATCCATCCCACGTTTTTGCTGAATCAACGGTTTCGACCGTAGCCGATCCCAATTTAGAATCGTTAAATTCGTTCATTGTAAATTGCACTTGCTTACTATCGCCCTTTGGTTCATTCGATCCAAACCCAAGGTTACCAAAAAAATTAGACGCCATTCCGCCAATACTACTATTAACAGTCTTAGTGTTGGTAGAGCCTCCGTTGCCCGACAATTCGTTTAACTCAGCTTCTAAATTATCCAATTCGCCTAAATCAACATTTCTGTCAACATTTGAGCTTTTTTTTTTATCATTCATAAGCAATTCGATGCCAGATCCAAAATTAACAGATGATTTTGAATCACTCATATTAATCGAAATAGGTTCCAAGCTGTCTAATCCAATATCAATGATTTCCATTATATTATGTTAAACTTACACTATTTATTTTTAAATCGTCCGCATTATATATTATATTACAACGAATTGGCGTGCTTTTTAATATACCATATACCTTGTAAAAAACAATCGGCTAAATCGTCGGATTTTTTACTCATTACAAGTGCATTGATATAATTTTGAAAGGATGAATTATACATCAAAAATTTATTACAGTGATAAATGCCATTTTGTTTCCTGTTTTTATAATTGTTAGGTTCTCTAGTATTTTCTTCCTTGTTTTCTTCAGGAACAGAGAGTCCTCGTAGTTTATTACTTGATGAAACAAAATCAATCTTTAAGTCTTCCCTTCCAGACATTATGTAATATTGTGCCAACATTCCCTGTATGGTTTTCATTCTATTTGCAATGGGAGAAATTTGGTTCTCAATAACTACATGTGTAACTGTTTCACTCGGTACTGATTCGGCACCCAACATATCCCGCATATTGCGTCCAATAGTTACCAAATCAATTTCCCCAGCGGTTTTTGTTTTATTTTTTCCAATCAATTCAAGGCATTTTGTATTAAAAAACTCAATGATTTTTTCCAAAATATCCTTTTTTAATTTACTATCTCCCAGAGGCGCGTTGTATTTTTGGGCAATGGTTATTAATTCCTCTAATTTTTTCTTTTTTAAAGTAACAAGAGAACATTCCCGAATAGGAATCATAAAACCACTCATCTTTGCGTGTGTTTCACAATAAAAATTTGTCTCCTTGCAATATTTGGCTTTTTTGCCACATTCTTTTGCAAGTTCTCCTTTTTTCTTAGGAACAAGAGAACAATTACAAATATGATTATGGACGTATGTTTCATTCTTAACTAAATTAATTACATTCCAATAAGCAATTGAAATATCTTTTCCTGAAATATCAAAGACACAAAGAGCCAAATTTTTGATACCTACATCAAAGCTAGCGACGCGTTTTTGTCCATTAATACTCACATTAAGTTTGTATAATTCATTGTCCATTTGAAATATATAGATAACAAAATATTTTCTATATATTTTTACATAACTTGATTATTACTACTAACAAAATTCTGCTTCATAATTTGTACAGCATTTGCTTGTAAATATTTACGATATTCCCAGTTTGATGTAATGTTCTCGCGCTTAATAATTTCATTGTTAGCTACTGCTTCAGGTTGCAAATCTGATTTAATTTCTCTTCCGCCAGACATCAAAGGTGGAAAGGTGGGATATACATTGTTTGATCCGCTATATCCTAAATATTGTGGCGGATTCATACCATCAACTTTTTTATATGCTTCTTCTAAAGATAGACCTTGTCCGGACATTACTTATAGTATATTGTATGAAAATATTAAACAGATTCAAGCATTTTAATTAATTCGTTTTTTTTCATTTTACTGGGATCTGTTGTTAATTCTTTTGAAATTACTAAAGATTTTAGTGCGGTTAAAGACATTTTTTGGTATATTTCTTTGGCGGATTCAGATTTAATACTATCTTCTGTTTTTTGAATAAATAATTCCAAATTAGCATTATCGGCCTTTTCATTATCAATACTAATATTAATTGTTTTAATTTTGTTAAAATCTTCTGTATTATCTAATTCTGGTTCATCTAATACTGTTATTTTAAATGGTTGTTCCTCCTCTTCATCATCGTCTTCATCCTCATCCTCCTCGTCTTCATCCTCATCCTCATCCTCATCCTCATCCTCATCCTCATCCTCATCCTCATCCTCTTCTTCCACCGCGGTATTTTCCGGTTCAACTGTTTTAACAATCACCGGTTCACCATTTTTAAATTTATTAAAAAAGTCAAAGCTAAAAGGGTTACGCATTCCTGTAGGGTTTAATGAACTGGTTTTAATCATTGTTATTTCTTTAACGATATTATTAATTATTTCAAACATAGTATCATTTTTTTGTTCTAATGCAGTAATTCGTTGCTTGAAGTGGTATACTAAAAGCACGATAAGTATAAAAGATATTCCTAAACTGATAAAAAAAAACGTTTCTATAAAATTGAATATGGGCATTTATAATACTTTTACAGATTATTAAAAAATATCGAACGAATTAAACAATTTGTAACTTCGGTGAATTGGCAATAAAATAATTATCTATATATATTATAATATTGAACTATGATGCAATCGCCATCACAAACAGATAATAGTATATTTAGTGGAAATACTTTTTTAATTGCAGTCATTTTAACAATCATATTTTTGTCGTTAATTGGATTAAATATATTTTTTATACTGGAAGTCATTTTTAATTTTTTCAAAAACATATTTTTATATATTTTGTCATTCTTTTCCTACGTTACAGGATTTGTGATTTTTGAAACAGCAGATGTTGTAAAAAATGGCGCATTGGTAACCGTTGATGTAGCGGGTGATGCTGTCGAAGATGTAGGTAAATTAATGATGGATGCTAGTAAACAAAATATTAAAGTAAAATTAGACGATTCTTTAAGAAAAAAGGAAAATTTTGCGAATTATTCAGAAGATTCCACGGATAATCCGATACAAAACAACATAAAAAATAACAATAAATATACAACATTTAATGCAAAAGATAGTTATATTACATGTCCTTTTGACCCTACTTCAGCAATGTGTTTGAATACAAAGAGTAATTAAAAAAACAATATAGATAATTCACAATAAGAAATTATCTATATAGATGTCGAAACTTTATATTTATGCTATTCAATTGGAAGAAAACAAACATTTTATTCATTGTGATAAAATCGAGCGTGATTACACACAATTTACGGATGAAAAAATAATGAGGCGTTGTGAATTATTGAACGATTATACGAAAAAATATAGACCATTAAGTGTAACAAATGTTGACTCAATGAGTAAATTTGATAATTTTTTGAACAAAGATTCATTGTATAGTATGGACGGTAGCTATTATTTACCCGAGTTAGCAGATATGTTCTCCGCACAATATGCATTGTTAGTCGATTTTTATGTTAAAAAATATATGGTTGAATTTGGAATAGACGCTGTGAGAGGAGGTACTTATTCAGAAGAAATATTATGTGATTATTTGCAAACGTCATTGATTCTTGAGTTACAATCGGTCTCAGTATTAAACAATAATATTACGTTTTTAGACGATATCGAAAATAAAATATCAATTTTGGAAAAAAATGCTTATGTCACTGACAAAAAAGAATATGTTGAATCATTGTTGGAAAAGTATTATGTATCTAAAGAGAAATATGAAGATATTGTTTTTTTCAATGTTTATGATGAGCAATGGAAATTAGGGTCACATATAATAAAGGAGATACAATGGTTGGAAACAGTTGTAGAAACTGTAATTAAGAATGATATTGAGTCTGATGTAACACAGAATAAACGATTTACGAATTTAAATGACGGATTGAATAAAGTAAAATGTGATAGGTATGAAAAATTATTAATATACATTAAACGATTGATGGAGGTATATGATAAATATTATGGTAAAATCGAAGATTCAAGTGGAATTTATTTGTATCATCCTGAATTTATATTAGATAAATATATTTATCATTCCGCATTGAGTAACTTTTATATTGGGAACAAAGACAGAATGGAAAGCGAGGTAAGGTCATTTCTTGAAAATATAGAAGGTATATATTATTCTATTAAAAATAGACTGGATGAGTTAGAATTTGATGTTAAATCATTTAATGTAGATTTCGAAAAAGAAATTAAAACAATATTATGGAACTTTTCGGAAAAGTTAGAGAGCATTAAATGAAAAACTTGATAGTGTTTGATTATTATTTTTAATAATGGTTCTGCAATTTTTTGTATAAAAAATAGAGGGTGTAGGATTTATTATAGAAAATAACCCGGAAGGATCAAAACTGAGCGAATTATTTGCTGAAGGTATTATGGTTACTGTGAGACGGAAATCGTATATAAATCCAGGTTGTGTATATAATTTAATATTATTAAAAGGGATATTAGCCAAGAATTTGCAAGCACCAAATGAATTACGCGACACGTCCTTATATGTAGCAAAATCGAATTGATTTGAAACATCTACAATAAAATTATAAGAAATATCCTTGTTTAAATAAACATTATAATTATTTATTTTTGTATTTACTTCTTCATTACTATAATATATTTGTAAATTTGCTGAACCGATAAAATATTGAAAAAAATTAGCGCCGGGAAAAACACCATTTACTGAAAGAGCAATCGGTATTTGCAATGAAAAATTATAATAAGGTTTATCAATAATTTTTGTAATATATATTTGAAATAAGCTGGTTTGCACGCTATTTTTACAAATAATATTTGAATTAAATTCGGACGTTATCCATTTAGATTTGTCATTCGTTGTGGGTAGTTCACTGTAATTATTACCTTGATTTAATACATTAGAAGTGTAATTATACAATGGAATATTAGGATCTAAATATATATTCATATTGGTGCCTGGGACATTTGATTTGTAGGTTGGTGTGGGAATAAATGGATCATATGGACAAGCTCTTTTATTTTTTGTTTGTCCTATACCACTAAGTGTTCTTGCCAAGGCTTGTTTTTTTGTAAAATTATTTGACAAATTATTAACAGAATTGGGGTTATGTTGTAAAACTTCAGCCTTACGACGCATATCCAATTGAAATTTAGAAAATTGAGGATAAGGCGATGTAATATCATAACGCGTCGACGGTTTATTAAATAAAGATCTTCGGCGTACCTGTTCTGCAGCATTACATATAGAAGAAATATCCATATTATTATTATTGTATATAATAATAATATTGTTTTATCTTTTTTATCTAAAATTTATTTGTATACCAAACATTCGAAAGATAATTATTGGAATAATTAGTGTTAGACTGTGTTGAAGTCAAATTAGGACCACTACTAACTAAGTCTTGTATTTGATTTACATTAGCAGCATAAGTCATATAAATTAAATTGGATAATCTTCCATTAAATCCACCGGGAGCTACATGAATATTATCATAATTTTGATTAGGTACATTAGGCAATTGTAACCTACCAGCAATGGTGCCATTAATATAAACATCTAACAATGTGTTTTCTAAACGAATAGCAACGTGAAACCATTTTTTAAGAGGAAAGTTATCAATATCAATGTGAGAAGGACCGGATTGATTGCTATTATTTCCAACAGTATCCATTAATACACGTAATGTATTGTTTTTAGGA